GTCGACCCCGTGGATCGTGCGGGGCTCGCTCCCTCCGATCACCCGCAACCCGAACCTCGTGCTGGTCCGCAACACCGCGCAGGACCAGTTGTACGACACGGCCGGACGGCCGAAGTACGGACCGCGAGGCTTCCTCACGGTGCTCTACCGTCCGGGCGGGCTGCTGTACAAGCCGTAGATTCTGCGGCGCGTCAACAACTGAACAACAGATCATCCTGTACGTTTTCTACCGAAGGGTTGACGACGGCTCTGACTGCACGGCAGGCACCCGGTTCGGCGGCACTTCGATTGAGGAGCAAGACCAATGCCCAGTGGATCCTCGGCCGGACCTGTTGGTAGCGGACTGATTCCCCCGAACGCGACCGGCTCGCTGCCGTTGCGGAACGGGACGGAAGCACCGCCCCCGGACCCCGACGACGACGACCGCCAGCCTCTGGACGAGGCCGCGATCGACGCCCCGCCACCGCCCGACGATGACGAGGACGACGAGGACCGCGAGGACGAGGACGACGGCTCGGAAGAGACGCCGGAGGAGATGGAGGAGCGGATCACCCGCGCGGTGGAGGAACGACTCCAGAAGCGCTTCGACCGCTCGGTCTCCAAGATCCGACGACGTCTGCAAGAGCAGTATCGGGATGCCGACGATCCCGATGATGACGATGAGAGCGGCGACGACGACGAGGAACACCCTCCTCCTCGGTCTCGGCGTCCCGCCCGCTCGTCAGGTCGAAGGTCGGATGTGACGTCCATCCGGATGCTCGCACGGGACCGTCTCGCCGACGAGATGGAGAGGTCCGGCTCTGCGGAGCGGGCCGCCGTCAAGAAGGTGCTCGACACGGTGGTCCCGTACGTCGACTGGAGAAGCGTCGATCAGGACGACGTGATCGATGAACTGGTCGAGAAGTTGTCGGGGACGGCGAAGGATCTGGTCCGGATCGGATCGGAGCGCAAGGTTCGCCAACTCCGCACGATGGGGGCCCTGCCCCCGGCGTCCTCCCAGCCCGGAGGAGCGACTCGCGGCGGTACTCGGGACGCGGCGTCACAGATGAACCGGGGCAAGGCGCTGGCGGAACAGCGCTACCCAGATGGCAGGCGTCGCCTTGGAGGCAGACGCTCCTAACAGCAAGGAGACAGGCACATGGCTTGGCACCCTCAGATCGAGCGGATCGACGGCAGTGCGGCAGCCACGCTGACACAGGAGGCGGAGTTCCTCGCGTCTGAGAACTACACCGCCAAGCGGGTCGGCATCACGCTGGACGCATCGCTCGTCACCGCTGATGGAAACGGGGACAAGATCCTCCCCAAGGGCCGTGCGATCGGTCGTGTGACCGCCACCGGCCGCTACGGTCCCTACGACAACGCCGCCGTCGACGGTCGCGAGGTCGCGAAGGGCTTCTTGTTCGAGGCCGTGAACCTGAAGAACGGCAACGCCGTCGTCGGGCTCGTCATCGAGGGCTCCGTCCTCGCCGTGCGGTGCGCAGGGCTCGACGCCGCAGGCCAGACCGATCTCGCCGGTCAGTTCACGTTCCAGTAGGCCCAACAGGAGGGTATGTAGACATGGCACTTTGGGAGTTGGAGGAGTTCCAGAACCCGACGTTCTTGGGCTTCATCCGTTCCATCCCCGAGCCGGAAGAGTTCCTCGGCGGTTCCGCCGACATCCTTCCGAACCGGACGATCGGAACGCTGGAGTACGAGTACATCCTCGGGGCGAACAACTCGCAGGCCCGCCGCTCGATCATGGCGAACGTGATGGGCTGGGACAGCGAGGCACCGATCCACGGTCGCCGGGTCCCGACCGCCGCGCCCGAGTCCACCGTTCGCGGTGAACTCCCGCCCATCAAGCGGAAGGCGAAGTTGTCGGAGAAGGAGATCATCAAGTTCAAGCAGCCCCGGCCCGGTACCTCGGACCGCGAGGACGTCATCAACTACGTGTACGACCTCACCGACGAACTCGTCACCGCCGTTCAGGCCCGACTGGAGTGGCTGCGCATGCAGGCGATCTCCGAGGACGTCGTGGTCGTGGACCAAGAGGGCGTGGACGTTGCGATCGACTTCGGTGTCCCGACGACCCAGCAGTTCAACGTCAACACCGACGACAACCTCTCGACATGGTGGGAGGACACGACGAACAGCAACCCGCTGACCGACCTCGACTACATCTGCAACAAGTACGAGGTCGACCACGGGGTCCGTCCGGCCCGCCAGATCGCGGACCCGACGACGCTTCAGGTGCTGCTCAACAACGTGAACCTGCGCGAACTCGCCCGTGGTCCGGGCGGTCCGGCCATCCGGCTGACGACCGACGAGTTGAACGCGCTGTTCACGATCTACCAGTTGCCGTCGCTGCGCACCTACGACGTCTCGTTCTTGGAGGAGAACCACGACGGGACGCT